ATTCCAGCTTCTGCTGCACGGTCGGCGCGACCGTGAAAGCCGCCGAGGTCGTGGCGACGCCGTTCAGGAGGCCGACGCGGGCGGCGTAGGCGTTGTATTTGACGCGGGTATCGTTCTGCATGGGAGTTCCAGAAGGTCAGGGGCAGGTGGGGCGCAGGCGAACCGGCGTGGTCAGAAGTCGGTCTGGATGGCGGTCTCGCCGCCCGTAGCGGGCGGGCGGGCCGTGTAGTTGGATCCAGGGGTGTCGGAGAGATCCTTGGTCAGAGCGGCCAGCTCCGACTGCAACTGGCCCTGGTCAGCGCGGATGGCGGACAGTTCGCCGCTGAACTGGTCGGCCATGGCCTTGATGCCTTGGGACAGCTCGGCGAAACCCGCCGCGAAAGCCTGCCCCTGATCCGGCGTCGACGGCGACGGGTCCTGGGGCGTGGCCGGGTTCTGCGGAGCGGCCTGTTTGAAGCCGAACTTCACCGCGGCGAGATCCAGGAAGGCGTCCATGCTGAAGCTGGTCGCGCCGGAACCGGCGTCTTCGAAGACCAGCTCAACAGGTTCGTCGGTCGCAGTGAAGAGGTTGCCGGGGTTCTGCTTGCGGCAGGTCAGAGGATTGGTCGCGGCCTTGGCCGAGAAGGCGAGCATCTCCGTGCCGAGCGAGGCCGGATTGTCCGTCACGGCCACGCCCATGCAATAGGCTTGACCTTTGCCCGCGAAATTCGTGTTCACCTCGATCGAGGTGTAGAGTTTCTGGCCCTTTCGGTTCAGGGCGATCAGCTGGTCGTTGGCCTCGATCTTGGCGTAGAGCGCCCGGCGCTTCTCCGTCTTGCCGTTCAGCTCCAGCTCGTGGTCGCGGGCCTCGAGCGCCAGAACTTTGCCGTAGTTGTTGAACGGGGCCTCGCCGGAATAGCCCTTGATGTGCTCGATGTTGACCAGGGCGCCGAAGGTCTTCGGGTTGTAGTTCCGGGCCATCTCATCGATCCAGGCCGCTTCGATGACGCGGCCGTCGGTCGTGGCGCCTTCGACAGCGACGCGGAAGAAACGGGACGTTTGGGTCTTGTCGGCCATGGGGCTGGGTCGCTCGCCTGATCTGGGATGAGGCCAGTCCCTCGATCTGGGGCGGGCCGATTGAACAGGCGCCAGATCAGTCCCGAGGGGCCGGTCCGCTCAAGGCGCTGCTGTTGTCAGAGGGGGTCTGACAACACGGCGAGCGCGAGGGCGGGCGGGGGCGTGAGTAGCGTCCGCGCCGATGACCCGCCGCCGCCCGAGAACCGATACGGCCTTGCCGCCAAACACCGACGCGCCCGCCACCGACCTGGGCGCGATGATGCTGGAATCCGGCGTCGTCGGATTCCCGGTCAGCAAGAACCTGGACCCCCGCCGGGCCGCGAAGTTCCTCTATTGGTCGTTCTGGCGGCTGACGGACATCAGCGAGTGGCTGGGGGTGCCGGAAGGGACGCTGGCCAGCTGGAAGAGCCGAGACGGCTGGGAGGTGGCGTCGTCCATCGCCCGGGTCGAGGGCGTTCTGGAAGCGCGCCTGATCACCCTGATCCTGAAAGAGCTGAAGGACGGACGGGACTTCAAGGAAATTGACCTGCTGGGGCGCCAGCTGGTCACGATCGCGCGAGTCCGGAAGTTTGAGAGCGAGGGCGGTCACACCGGCCACCTGAACGACAACGTCGCCAATCGGAACAGCAAGGGCAAGGATCGCAAGAAGGCCAGGCAGAACCTGATCACGGCCGACCAGGTCGAGATCCTGCGTCAGCGGTTCCAGGACGAGCTCTTCGACTATCAGCGCGTCTGGTACGGCGCCCGGACCCACAAGGCCCGGATGATCCTGAAGTCGCGCCAGATCGGCGCGACCTGGTACTTCGCCCGCGAAGCGCTGATGGAGGCGCTGGACACCGGCGACAACCAGATCTTCCTGTCGGCCTCGAAAAAGCAGGCCTGCCAGTTCAAATCCTACATCATCGAGTTCGTGCGACTGACGATCGGCGTCGAACTGAAGGGCGAGGACCTGGTCATCGACCGGGGCGATCACCCGGAAACCGGCCTGCCGCAGACGCAGCCGACCCTATACTTCCTGGGCACGAACAGCCGGACGGCGCAGAGCTATCACGGTTCGCTATACTTCGATGAATTCATGTGGGTCCATGGGTTCACCCGCCTGGAAGACGTCGCCTCGGGCATGGCGTCGCACAAGCAGTACCGGATCACCTACATATCGACGCCGACGTCGGTGAACGACGAGGCCTATCCGTTCTGGACCGGCGCAGCCTGGAACAAGGAGCGGGCGAAAAAGGACAAGGTCGAGTTCGACGTCAGCTGGAAGGCGCTGAAAGACGGCCGCCTGTGCGAGGACGGGATCTGGCGGCAGATCGTCACGATCGAGGACGCGGCGGCCTGTGGCTGCACCCTGTTCGACCTGGCCGACCTGAAACGACGAAAGAGCGCGGCCGCGTGGGCCAACCTCTACATGTGCGCCTTCGTCGACGATTCCATGTCGATCTTCCCCATGGCGTCGCTTCGGCCGTGCCAGGTGGACGAGCTGGAATGGACCGACATCGACTTCGAGATGCAACTGCTGGGTTTCGGGCGGCCGTACGAGGGCGAGGTCTGGCTGAGTTACGACCCGAACGGGGACGGGGAGAATGCGGACAACGCGGCCCTGGTCCTGGTCGCGCCGCCTGAGACGCCCGGCAAGGGCAAGTTCAGGGTGATCTGGAAGGAACAGTTCCGGGGATCCGACTTCACCGAACAGGCCCTCATGATCGAGGCGATGACGCTGCGTTACAACGTCACCAAGATCGACATCGATCGCACCGGCCTGGGCAATGCGGTCCTGCAGCTGGTGTCCAAGTTTTTCCCGATGGCCCGGGGCCACCTCTATGACCCGATGGTCAAGACGCGCCTGGTGCACAAGGCGCTGAACGTCATCAGCCGCAAGCGGCTGGAGTATCCGGCCAACTGGCAGGATCTGACCAACGCCCTGATGTCGATCCGGCGCACCCTGACCAGCAAGGGCCGCCACCTGACCTATGAGGCGCCCCGCACCAAGGCCAGCGGCCACGGCGACCTGGCATGGGCGCTGATGCAGGCCCTCGATAACGAACCGCTGGAAGCCGCCATCGGCGTGACCAGCCAATCCAGCGTGGAGATTTTCGGTGACGATGACGATTGAAGCGACAGACACGGCCGCGCCCATGGTCTTCAGCTTTGGGGATCCGGAGCCGGTCCTGGGCGGCCGGGCTGGGCTGGCCGATCACCTGGCGTGCTGGAGCAACGGCAAATGGTATGAGCCGCCGATCCCGATGGAGGGATTGAGCCGGGCGGCGAAGGTGGCCAGCCATCACGGCTCGGCCATGTTCTACAAGGTCAATCAGCTGGTGCGCGACTTCATCCCGCATCCGCTGTTGTCGCTGGAGACGTTCGAGGGCTTGGCGCTGGATGACCAGGTGCTGGCCAACTACTACGTCGAGCGGGTGAACAACCGCCTGGGGCGGCCGATGCCGCTGCGTCGATCGCTGGCCAAATACACCCGGCGCGGCCTGGTCGACGGAGAGTTCTTCTTCACGCCGAGCTGGGCGGTCGAGCACGCATTCGAGCCCTGCCAAGTGTTTCATGGGCGCCGGACCGGGATCGATCAGGAGATCTATGGCGAGCCGGAATATCTGTCGGCGCTGCAGTCGGCGCTGCTGAGCGAGGCGGCGACGCTGTATCGCCGGCGCTATTACCTGAACGGCTCGCACTCGGGCTTCATCATGTATGTGACGGACCCGTTGAGCGACAAGGACGCGGACGCGATCCGCGCTTCGCTGCGCGGCGCCAAGGGGCCGGGAAATTTCAAAAACCTGTTCGTTCACAGCGCTGGGGGCAAGGAGAAGGGAATCCAGCTGCTGCACCCGTCGGAGGCGGCGGCGAAGGACAACTTCTCCGACATCAAGAACGTCACGCGCGACGACATCCTGGCCGTTCACCGGGTGCCGCCTGTCCTGCTCGGAGTTGTCCCTCAAAACGCCGCCGGATTTGGGTCAGTGAGAGCCGCGGGCGAAATCTTTTATGAGACTGAGGTGGTTCCACTTCAAC